TGTTAAATCATTTTGTCTGGCTTGTGCTTCAGAGCCTAAACGAATTGCTTCTAAAGTTTGTTTAGATTCAAACTCTTTACGATCATGCTCTGCTTTAAGACCAATTCTTACGCCATCTGCTTGTGCTTGATTATCTACGCGCTCTTTGTCTATCTGAAGCTGCGCTTGTTTTAACTGGGCGTCCATTTGGTCTTTCTGCGCCTTACGTTGTAAATCTTGCTGCTTAAGTTGAAGCTCGGCTTGTTGCATTTGCACCATTGGGTCTTGTGCTTGTTGCTGGGCTTGTTGTTGCTGAGCTTGTGCTTGATTCATTTGCAACAGACGTTGTGCAGCCTGAGCTAGAAGAGGAGCCAAACGAGCTTCCACTTCGGGGTCCATGTTGATATCTTCACCAGAAGCATCTTTCTGAGGCGGCAGGTTCATGCCTAATTGCTTCTCAATTTCAACCCGATATCCAAACCCTAGGTGTTCATTAATATGCGCTTGCATAGCTGCCTGCAAAGCTTGTGCTTGTGGTGACTGCCCTAAGACTTGAACAACTTTTGGGTCTTGCATGGAAGTGGTATGAACAATAATATGCGCTTCATGATTTTGATAAGCAAAAGCTTTAACGGGCTTGCCCATTAATATGCTTTGATTCTCTGTTACGGGGTCTTGAGGTTTTTGATCATCAGACATAGGCACAAGTTTATGCGCTTCTTTAATACCTAAGACTTCAAGCATTTGACGATGCAATAATGGCATGTTGTAGAACTGCGGGCTTGTTTGCGCTAGTTGTAAAACGGCTTGATATTGCACAATCTTCTGAGCCATTGTTGATGCATTTGGATCGGAGACTGGAATAACATCAATATTTTTATAATCAGATTTCTTAGCTTTACGACTACCTTCTTCAGGTTCGTAGTCATAATCACTAGGTGCGTTTTCAGCAATAATGTTTTTAAGAAGCTTTAACTCTTGTTTTAAAGAGAAATGAATCCTAGCTTGGACTGCACTCATCACTTTTAGGGTGCGTTCAAGAATTGCCAAAGTCGTTCCTACGGGAGCTTGGCTTGACATGTCTGATGTTTGAAGGTCAGCGGTGTTAGCAAAGCGACGTCCGTCTTCTACAATCTGACCAAGAAGTGCCATTAACACTTGGCTTGGTTCTTTGTATGGCAGAGGCATAATGTTATCTTTCATCGTGCCTGAAGCAACATCTACGTCTCTAAATTCACCCGGAGCAATTGGGGTGTCATCCCCTTTAATTCTTAATCCTCTTGTTTTAAAACCGCCGGGAAGATTAGACAAAGTACCAGCATCAACAAGCTGACGAATAATAGAAGTGCCGGACTTGGCAAAAGCACCAATAAGATGAATAAGCCCAAAACAATAAAAACCAAAACCCGGTATATAGCCGTAATGTACAAAGTGCTGACGTTTAATAAAGTTTTTATCTTCTGGTTTCCAATTGCGGCGAATGGATAAAACTTTACTTGTACCTTTTTCAATTGTTACGACATAAGGCAAAGCTATGCCAGTTTGTTCGCCGTCTTCTTCATGTTCAAAGCCGGGTAAATCTAAATCAACATGCATTTCCAAAAGCTTATAGCGATTGTCTGTTGTAGCTCTAAAGCCTAATTTTTCAGCAATCTTCTTTTCAACTTCATCTAAAGTATTCTCAGGATCGCCTAAATCAATGTCTAGATAAAAACCAGACACTTGCAGTTTTCGGAGTTCATTTTCATTTTTACGCATAACATGGGTTACACGTTCGGCTGAGGCTAAGTCAGTGGCTCCGTAAGGCACAACTACATCTTCTGCGGGTACAAACAGAGCTACCTGCCTGTTTAAACTAGGGTCTTCATAGACCTTTCTAAAGGCGTTTCCAGAAAGCCCTAAACCCCAAATCAAACGTTCTGTCTCAGGACGGTACTCTGGCATCTGCTCTGTTAATTGATAGTTCATGTCCTCTTGAACGCGCAACGCAGCTTCTTTCTTTTCCTGCGTTTCTTTGCCAATAATCTTAGTTTTAACAGGACCGGCAGCAGGAAACAAAGACATCACTGTTTCTGCTTGAAACTTAACTAAAGCTTCTGCCATGAGTGGATGATAGATTCCACAAGCACCTTCCCACGGCTCAGAACGTTCTTCAATCTTTAGTCCAAGAAGTTCTAACCCATCTACATAGGTTTGAATCCAATCTTTTCTTGAGGCGATGTCATCTTCAAAATCAGAAATTAAATCACCAGCTAATATAGCTAGTTCAGATTCGTTTAAATCTTCTGCTAGATTTTTAGAAAAATCATCATCTTCTGGGATTAGCTCAATTTCCAGACCGCCCATATTAATTGTGACTGACTCGGGGTCTTCAATTTCAATCTCAATTGCAGGCTCTTCCATTAATGTTTCCAAACCAACGGGAGCTTCGTACAAGGATTTTTCGATAGCCATAGAGCCTCTCAATAATATGCTGTTCTGCGTTTAATCACAGGTTCATCGTCTGCGTCATTTGTTAATCTAACAAAGCCGCCTTTACGAAATCTAAGTAATGCTTGTGACGTTGAGTCCACAATGTCATCATGTTCGCCGTTAGGAAATGCTGCACAGTCTTCCATTACTTCTTCTGCCCATCTTGTTGCAGGACACCACACAAAACCAGACGCAAACATATCTGAGATAGCGTTTACACGGGCTATCTTATCAGACCCTTTGCTGGGTGTATATTCTTGTAAAGGAATGCCTAGCTGTCGAAGCTCATAAATTAACGGCGCACCAGCGGCTTTCTTTTCAATAATTAAGCTATCCGGTTCCCATTCCATATACATTTCCTTAGCCTTTTGTTTAAGCTCTGGAAACTCCATACGGTCTTTAAACGCATCTAAAAGAATAATATTAGCGACTTCTCTTCCTTCAACATTGACCTTGTAGAACACGCCCCAAGTGGTACAAGCTGAGTAATCTGCGCGAGTGTTTTTTTCAAAGGCGGTATCCCACGATTGAATAATGTAGTCACAAGTGGGAGGGTCTTCATCTTCCCAAATCTTCCACATCTCTCTTTTAATGATTGCGCCTTCTTCAGAGGTGGGGTTCTGTTGGTACTGCGCTTCCCATTTACTAACGGGGATTTCAGCCTTAATGGCTTCTAATTCTTTCTTAGACCAGAACTCTTCCCATAGCGGATTTCCAGAAGGCAAAAGAGCAGGAAACTCTATGACTTCCCATTCATCACCATCTCGTTTCATTGAGTTATTTAAGATTTGACCTGTTAAATCTTTCTTAGACCAGCGGGTCATCACAATAATAATAGACCCGCCCGGCTGAAGACGCTGACGAGGTCCTGAGCCGTACCATTCAAAGACTCTGTCATAGACATCAGGACTGCCTTGCATGGCTTCTTGCTCACTATGCGGGTCGTCAATGATCAATACATCCGCGCCTTTACCGGTCACAGCACCGCCAACACCAATAGCAAAGTAATCACCGCCTGCGTGGGTGTTCCAGCGTCCTGCGGCTTTTGAATCACTAGAAAGCTTTGTAGGGAATATTTCTTGATAACCCTCTGTGTTGACTAAGTTTCTAACCTTACGTCCAAAGCCAACGGCTAGTTCTGCGGTGTGTGCGGTCTGGATAATCTTTTTCTCTGGAAACTTTCCAAGAAACCATGCTGGAAACAAGAACGAAGCAAACTCTGACTTAGTGTGTCTGGGTGGCATGTTAATGATTAATCTTTTAAGCTCACCGTTTGCAACCCTTTCGAAAGCATCTGCCATGATCTTATGATGCCGTCCAGATATAAACGATGACCACATCTCTCCGACAAATGGCATAAAGTTTTCTTTACATCTTTCAATCTTGTCTGCCTTGAGTAACTGTGTGATCTTGTCTATGTGCGGAGAATCTTTAGGCAATACATCTAATAGCTTGATGTACTTAGCAACTTCTTCTCGCGTGAGCAGGCTCATGCGTTCGCCTTTCCATACACAACTTCGTTGTTTCTCATAGCTTAGCTATCCTCTTTGCAGAAGCGTCAACAACTCTCATTGACCTAGTCGCCCTAGGTTGAACACTAAGATATCCTTGCTTTCTTAACTTGTGTACATACTTATGGATATTGCTTTTACTACTTGTGCCAATAGCGTCTGCGATGTTCTTGTACGAAGGAGCATAGCCTTTCATCTGAATGTAAAGGGTTATAAACTCAAATACAACCTTCTGCTTCGGGGTCATCTCGCTACGCTCGTTGATTCACAGCTTTGCTGTTTCTCATTCCTCATCTCTTCGTGCATCGTACCAATACATAGGCGTTCTTTCTCCGACATAAGCTCCTTCGATATTGAAATCAAAAAACTCTTGAGCCTCTTCATAGCTCATGTCGTTTGCAAGCTTATCAATTATCTTGTCAGCACTGTATATAACTACAGGTACGTTATTTCGTATTGTTAACCCAATGATGCAATCATCATAGCCATCCGCAAATAAAAGCTCTGGGTCTAGTTTGACAAGTTTATTTTTCAAAATATATATACCCCCGGGGTAGACAAAAGGAAAACACATGGGGGGTATTTTACATGGATGGGAGAAAAAGGAGAACAGACGATTGCGATAGGGGGTGGGATGTGTGGATTAGAGTGTAGTGAACTGGGTAGGCTGACGGTCAAATAGCGGGGGTGCGGGGTGGGTGGGTAAGCCGTAGGACGAATCGTCAACCACTCCGGTCGTCATCCTAGTACATCATCCATCGTCGTCATCCTAGTACATCTGCCATTGATCAACCGGATACGTTTAAACGGTGCGAGTGTTTAAACGGTGATACACCAACATCACCACCTGTTCCTGACCTGTTCTCACGCAGGCAAGCTGCCTCAGTGTTTAAACGATTCACCGTCTAGCAGAGCGAGGTGTTGTGACAATTCTTTCTTGAGGTCTTCGGCTGACTGCTTAATGACAGTACTCTCTACCCTGTCTGTAAACATACCTACCGACTTACCCAACAACTCCAGTGCCTTGAGCTTGCCACTCTCCGTCTTGAATTCAT